CGCCAAGGAGACGGTCACCTTGGACCCGGACGAGCCCGGGGACTTTGGTAAAAAAGTCAAGTTTCGCATTCCGGTGAACCAAGGGGACGTCCTCACGAACGTCGCCCTCCGGGTGAAACTTCCAGCGATCGCGAGGCAGAACCTCGGCACCGGGCATACCCGGTACGGATACATCGAGAGCGTCGGGCACGCCCTCATCGAGTCCGTGGAGCTCTTCATCGGGGACATCCCCGTGCAGCGCCTCACCTCGGATTGGCTCACCATATACAGCGAACACTACTTTACCCAGACGAAACAGACGGCTCTGAAGAACCTCGTGGGCAAGTACGCCGTCCGCTCGGCGGCGACTCCCGTGAGTTCGAGCACGATCCTCTACGACACCCTCAACACGTACTACAACCTCTCCGGCGCGGACAAGTCCGTCGCGGACGCCGTCCGTCCCGGGGCGAACAAAGTTCAGGAATTCTTGGTGGACATTCCATTCTATTTTTACAGGAACCCGACGTTGTCCCTCCCCTTGGCGGCGTTGCACAAGGAGCGGGACATCACGGTGGAGGTGAAACTCCGAGACTACGCCCCGCTCGTCGTCGCCCTGGACACGAACACGTTCGCGATTCGACCCACCATCACGGAGTCGGACGACAACCAACCGATGGCGTTGACGGACCTCAAGATGGAGGTGGACGTCGCCTTCGTGGACCGGGCGGAGGTGGTGCGGCTCAGGAACACGCCGATGGATATGGTTTTCACGCAGATTCAAACGCAAAAGTCGAGCGTGCCGGCGTCGTCGGCGTACGACGACCCCCCGACCCTCCACCGGATGAAGTTGGAGTTCCAGCACCCCACGAAGGAATTGTATTTCGTGATTCAGAGGGAAGACAACGGGGGGTTGGTGGACCACTGCACGCCCCTGGATTACGACAACTACAACGTGTCTTACTCCGGTAACGGTTACGGGAAGTACCACGACGGTCGGTTGGTGTTGTACGAGCACCTCGACTACCTCACCCTCAAGTTCGACGACCAGGTCATCCTCTCGGACGTCACCGGAAAGGGGATCACCTTCCTCAAAGCCGTGCAGGGTGGCATCCACCACTCGAAGACTCAACTCATCCGGAGATTCTACAGTTACGCCTTCGGCACCGAACCGGAGAAGCCGTACCCGACGGGTCAGGTGAACCTCTCCCTCGTGAAGGAGCAACTTCTGGACATGAGCCTGTTCCCGTCCGAACACAGGCGGGAGGTTCGCGTCTACGCCCTGTCCTACAACGTTTTGCGCATCGTTGGGGGAAAATGCCGAACTCTTTTTGATGACAGAAGGTAAGAGATGGACAGAGAAGCGGAAGCCCTCGTGGACATCATGCAACCCGTGCTCGAATTGTCGATCATCTTGGCGAGTCAGTACGCCAACGCGTGTGGTCGGTCCACCGTGCTCATCCAGGATTTCGAGAGAAGCATCAAGTACTCCGCCATGCACTCCGTGGGCAAACACATCGGTTCGATTCTCCCAGAGTTGGAGGAGGAGGAGGAAGGGGATGAGGACGGGGACGAGGAGGACGGGGAGGAGTGGGAACCGGAATTCGTGGACGTGCCGGAGGAGGATTTCACCCCGTACACAGGAGAAGATGACACTTTCAAGGCGATCAACCGAGCACTGGACGACTGGCAGACTTGGGTGCCACAAAATCCAGCGGAAACTCTTCTTAAAAAAGCAATAGATAGTAATGAAGACCTTATCCCCTGATAGCCCACCCCGGGGATGGTCAGGGTGGACTCCGGAGAGAAAGAACTTCACGATCTTCGACGACAGTTCTTCATCGGATGAGGAGGAGGAATCGTCCGATGAAGAGGAGGATGAACATCAGGAGGTGCTCAACAACAACAAGGGCATCTTGAAGAAACCCCAGTACAAGAAATTGTTGCAGAAAGAGGAACTTCTCCCGGAATAAATTTTTTCTACGGTAAGTATATACACACTCACCATGGCTGAACAGGTCACCGTCATCACGCAAATGTTGGAAAAGCAATCGCTCAACTCCCTCACGCAAGGTTTCGCCTTCGCCGCGGCTATGTCGTGGAACGATGTCGCTCGCTGGGCTATCAGCCAAATCATCAAGGGACCGAAGAACACGGGTCTTCAACTCGCGGTCACGGCGCTCATGACCACCTTGTTGTCCATCGCCGTCTTCCTCTTGGTGTCCTCTGTGTCTACGCAAGTCACGAAGCCGGCGGCGCCGATCTACGCGATTGGACGCTAAGCGCTCGTATCAGGACAATCCCGATAATTATAATCACCGCGATGGGTATCCATTGCTCCCACTTATTCAGATTCTCTCTCACGACGAGTTCAGGAATGTGCA